ACTCCCCATTGGAAGTTCCTTAGCCTTTGAGGAATACTTCTCATCATTGAACGATTCGAGTTGATCATCTTCATACCAGTTGAGTGAAATACAGTGGATACGGGTGGCGTTATTTAGAAGTCCGTTTGTTTCCAGGTCGAATATCATTGCCCCTACTCCACTCGTAGGTTTTGTCAACGAACTTTGCTTTTTCAATTGCTTCTTTGCTAGGTGGATTAGGTTTCTTTAAGTGTGCATACCATGGGTGTTCATAATCTCCGTTTTCAAAAATCTGTGGCTGGGTTGAATTCGGTCTCAGTTTCATGTTCGGTAAATCTACAGGTATTTAAATCGTAGGCTAATTGACATGCTTCGCCAACTTCACCTGAATAACGATTTTTAAGGACTCTAAGTGTCGTAAGCTTTCTATCAGTGCTGGCTTGCTGATCGACTTCGAGGGCACATACTGAATCTGATATTTGAGCAATGCTGTGAGATCCTCTAAGTGAGGACAGTGTAACTCTTCCACCCTCTTCGTGCGAAGCCCTATCATTACTACTCCTCCTTAAATGTGATACTAAAAATAATGAAATGCCAGTGCGTTCTACCAATGACCTTAATTTTGTCATGGTGGTATCAATCATTCTACGCTCATCACCTTCAAGACCACTTAATAATATTGATAAGTGATCTAAGAATATAATACGGCATTCCAGTCCTGTGGCAAGGTATTCAATCCTATTGTAAATGACATCAGGATCAAAACTGCCGAAGCCGTCAAAACAATAAAGATTCCAGTTAGCAATACTGGATTCGAAAGCAGATTTGAGTTCTTGCTCACTGTGTTCTCCAATGTGTAAGTTCTTACCTACAGCTGTGGACATCAATCCAAGTGCGGTTCGTCTATTACTTGCTTCAAGTTCCAAAATCCCAACCGATTCCCCTTTTTGCAGTAGGTCAGTTGCAATGTGCCGCATGATTGAGGTCTTTCCGCTGCCAGATCCTGCAGTAAACGTGACAAGCTCTCCATATCTAATTCCGTGAAGTTTCTTATTAAGTCCTTGGAAGGGGTATTCATGATCAAATGGTGCTTGTGGTGTAGTGACAACTTGTAGTAAGGATTTACCATCTACTATCCCATCGGGTCTGAACGGTTTAGCATTCCAGATAGCTTTCCTGATAGCCTCCGCATCATTCGCTTGTAACGCTTCTGACGGGTCTTTGTAGCCATCAAGTCTAGCGATCTTGACCTTACCAGGTGGGAGTACTGTTGCCGCCTCCTCAGACGCTTTGCGTCCTGGATCGTCACCATCAAAGAATAGGACAATCTCTTCATACCCTTGGAAAAGAGGTATTTGCTTTTGAATATCTTTCTTCGCACTCGCAGCGCCATGAGGCAGAGAGACCATTGGCCAGCCTCCCATAGCTTCATAACAGGATGCTGCATCTAATTCGCCTTCAGTAACAACAATACGTTTACCGCTATTAGGAAACCTATGCTGCCCAAATAAAGTGTCAGTGGAAACTCCTTCATAACGAAAGTCCTTTTTCTTGGTCTTGATTTTTACACCCTTTAGGACACCTGATTCATCATAGTAAGGGAATCGTAGTGTGTCACCGTCCCTGAATATCTGGTAAAATTGGTTAGTCTTCTCAGATATATTACGTTTGTTCAGTCTTTCAGCTGAACCCTTTAGGTGTACAGTTTTGCTCACGCTTTGACTGTGAATAACATCATTGTCGCCTGTTCTAGTGTGACAGACAAAACAGTAGGTGTGTCCATCAGAATAGAGAGAATTTCCATCTGATGAACCACACTCCTCGCAAGGCATGTGCCTCACGAACTCGCTAGTTATATCAACCATTCGAGTGGAATATTATGGTAAGACGTCCATGGTATATCGTGCTTCTCGCACCATTTTGCATAGGTTGTCTTACTGTTTTTATTTATCTTATTGTATGGTGATTGGAACACCATTCTTAAATCTAAGTACGGGTTATCTTTTTTAACGGCAAGGATCTTGCGTCTATCTTTCGCATCCCAATACCCTTTAGTCTCAAGTAATACATGATTAGGAAGGACAAAATCAGGGCTGTAGTGATGTTGTATAGTATAAGGAACTCGTGTAGATTCATATTCATATGTTACACCAAGACCTTCGAGGAGCTTTGCAACTTGCTCCTCTAGTCCTGATCTAAATTTAGAAGTCTTCTTCTTCTTCGTCATTGGTGGTAGGTGTTACGTTAGGATCACCAGTTTTAAATCCTGATGTATTACCGAATAACTCAGCTACTGCGTCAGCATCTAAGTCTCCAGTGTCAACACCTGCCTCGCCTTTTACCGAGACAACCTGAACACCAACAAGCTTAAGAGAGCTACCATAGGTAACCCCATCCCGTAGAATATAGGGTTTCTGATAAAAGCCAAGTTTAACTGTAGATCCGCCATATAATGGTGTTTTAACATCGGTAACGGGTACTCCTTCAGTGTCTACTACGGGCGGTTTCTTCTCTTCATTCCAAGAGAACTTTAATTTATATTTACCATCGCTTACTTCTTCCCAAGGTTCTGGCTTGAGAGTTGATCGCTTAGGGTTCTTGAGCTTGGACTCTGCCCACTTGAGCACTTCAGTCCTTTCAGTTTCTAGCTTGTCGATGGTATCTCCATCAACTATAGCCGAGAGTGAGTAACCAAACTTACTAGGAGCTAGTATTGCTTGGAATCCCTCAAGTGTTACAGGTTTGTCAGTAGTATGTATTGTTCTAGGCATCTTTAGAATCCTCTTTAGCTGGAGACAAAGCCTTTACTTCACCTTCCAATTTATCGTAGAATTCTTGGAGTTGTTCCATTTGTACTTTAACTTGTAGTAACTGCTTTTCCTTAGCCTTAAGTTCAGCAGCCTTTAGTCTTTCTTCAGAGACCACTACTATTGTAGGAGGTGAGAAGAAACTATCAAAAAATGGTGAATACATTAACAGAAAAAATAAGTTGAGTCAATCACTTCGGAGGGTTCTAAGTCTCCAATGATCGGTGGTTCAGTCTCCGCTCCTATAGCATCAGCAAAGGTTTGGAGGTAGTTGTCTTTAGCAAAGAGTTCCATATAGGTTTCTCTTACTATGCTTGACAACGTAGTCATATCAGTTGCTCTACATAATACACTGTCATGTATCAAAGCAATTGGTGCACAAAATCTTAGTGCACTGATATGTAGTAGTGTAGCATCTAAACTATGAATAAGATTAGGTGCTGTGGCAGCTTTATGTCTGGTTTTATCAGGGGTGTTTGGATCTTCTGTAGCAACAGACATAGCGACCCTACCTAACAGTTGGAGTTGTAGTAATTCAATTTTTCTTTTCTGAATCCTTTGATTAACTATAAATCCAGATGGTGTGACCCATTGAAGATCTTCTACACCACGTTTAAAAGCTTTAGATACTTCAGACTCTATCCACTTCATAACAGACATTGGACCTGGACATATATGATTTAGAGCATCTCTAACAGCAGTAACTGTTTCACCTAATTCCTTAGATTCAGGGAAATACTCTTTCTCTCTCAATGCGTCCTTGATGTATGTTCTATTACTGAATGGTTTTGCATTATAGGGTATAGTCATGACGGTTCTTTTGACCGTCTTTCTATCCATATAAGGTTGCACAGCTTCAGGACAATTAGGTCTAGCTTCATCTGCTACTACCTGATATGCGTCTTGTGGTCTATCAGAAGGCAACACATTGACGAGTTGTGCTGTACTTTGGTCTTTAGCTAATCCAGCTAAAATCTGGAGACCACTACATGTAGCGTCTGTGGCTACACATAGCCCTGTGGTTATACGGTCCTTGAGAATAACACAATGATAGTATTCATCACATGCCGCTAAAAATTGCCATGGTTCGTCTGCACCTTCCCAAGACCCAAGATTATCTATAGGATCTATAGCCACGGCTTTGACTGTGAATAGATTACTTCTAACCCATGCTAGTCTTTCATCCATAGTAGCTTTATCAAGACCATATGTAGTAGCAACTTGAAAAGCTAACCACTTCTCAGCATCTTCACCCATAATAGATTCATTAGAAAATCTTATAAGTGCCTTGCCGAAATCTGTATCTTGAGGTGTGAGAAATGCAGGTATAGGGTAGGTTCTTCCACGGTAATCAAAAGACCACGGTATAAAGAACTCTTTACCTTTAAACCTTTCAACTGTCTCCATAGTACGTCTTGTTCTACACGCACGTCTAGGAGAATTGGCATTATAATTGTGAGCTTCTTTAGCAGCTATACAATACTGTTTTCTAGCTTCCTTATTCTCTTCTATATCTACAGGTTTAGGAGGAATAGGTATTTCTATTATAGGTACAAACTTACCTACTTCTATTTTTTGTTCATAGAGCTGTTCTGCTACGTTTACAATGAACGAGTTCAACCTATACCCAACTTTCTGAATCTTGTTCAAAAAAGCTATGGGTTTCTCCCCCTGTATAGATGCGTTATTACCACGCCTAACCATATCATGCTTTCGCATTATCTCATTTAGAAGATAACCGCCTTGTCTTGTTGGTGACCAATCGTTAGGTTCTATTAACATTGGCCAAGATA